CAAAAAAGCTAAAGCAAGACGAAAAAAAGTAGTCCTAGCTTATGCAACACTAAAGCTAAAAGCAAATAGACTTAACAAAGAGTTAGATAGCATGAAAGAACATGTTGTTAATCTATTTGATAGAACAAAACAAAACTTAATCATTGTTCAAGATGAGCATGGAAATAGTTTTGGGTTACAAAAGATTAACAGAAAAAGAAAATCTTTTGATAAAGATAAATTTAAATTATCACATTTAGATTTATGGAATGCACACCAAAAGGAAATAGAGTATGCTGAATATAAAGCTATTGGCGAGGTATCAAATGCCCAATAATGATTTGATAAACATAGCTAATGTATTGAGTGAAAAGTTAAACTCTAATGCACCTACATCACTAGCTGACATGGTGGTGGACAATGGGCAAAAGAAACAGTTGAACTATGAGATCATGTTTCAACTATTAATGGGCGAGTGTGAAAAGCACATACTTGAAAATGTTGGCAACCCAATAGTTGACGAGTTCAAGAACAACATACTTAAAAAGTTCAGCACCCTTGTTCAAGCAATACACAACACAGAATAATTAACTCCTAACCAATGGCGTCTTAACTGACGCCATTGGTGTATCTAGCCTGTACTTATACAAGGCTCTTATCATATACAATAATCGTTTTAAAATTTCCCTGTCCTGATTTCGCGTTCAAGACGTAGGCTTTCTGGGGCGAAAGGGTTTACAAAGCAGGATATACAAATATACTAGGGTCCCAAACGGTATGAATATTGAAAATCTTACAGAAGAAGAATTAAAAGATATTATTCTTAAAAAGCAATTGCAGTGGATCAAGTTATGCCAGGATAATTTTATTATTTTTGCAGAGACTGTTTGGCAAGATTTCATCTATCGTAAAACAAAGGACCCAAAGAAAATGGGGCACCATCAACTTATAGCAAAAGCTTTTGAAGGTATAGCTGATAGAGATGATAAGAGGCTCATTATCAACATGCCTCCAAGACATACTAAATCTGAATTTGCATCTTATTTATTTCCTGCTTGGTTTATTGGAAAGTATCCAAAGAAAAAAATAATGCAAGTATCCCACAACGCTGAACTAGCTTCAAGGTTCGGTAGCAAAGTTAGAAATTTAATGAACACTGCAGAATACAAACAAATTTTTGGTAATGTACAATTGAGAGAAGATAGTAAAGCAAAAGGCAGGTGGGAAACCAATCACGGTGGTGAATACTTTGCAGCGGGTGTAGGCGGATCTATCACAGGTCGAGGGGCCGATTTGCTTATTATTGACGATCCACATACGGAACAAGATTCAATGTCGGACTCTGCAATGGAAAGAGCATATGAATGGTATAGTTCAGGACCCAGACAACGTTTACAACCTGGAGGAAGAATTTTAGTTGTTATGACTCGTTGGGCAACCGATGATTTGACTGGAAGATTAGTGAAGGCTCAATCAGAAATAAAAGCTGATAAGTGGAAAGTTATTGAGTTCCCTGCAATTCTACCCAATGACGAACCTGTTTGGCCTGAGTATTGGGGTAAGGAAGATTTATTATCTGTCAAAGCTTCTATCTCTACAAAAAATTGGAACGCACAGTATATGCAGGACCCAACCTCAGAAGAAGGTGCAATTGTAAAAAGAGAATGGTGGCAAGACTACGATAAAGAACAACTTCCAAAACTTCTACACGTAATTCAAAGTTATGATACAGCATTTTCTAAAAAAGAAACTGCTGATTATTCTGCGATCACTACTTGGGGAGTATTTGAACCTGTAGAAGGTTACGAAAAAGCATTAATATTATTAGATGCCCATAAAGGGCGTTACGATTTCCCAGATCTTAAAAACGTAGCCCTAGAACAATATCATTATTGGGAACCAGAAACTGTTATTATTGAGGCTAAGGCTACTGGCCAACCTTTAATTCACGAGTTAAGACGTGCAGGAATTCCTGTAATTGATTTTGTTCCGGCGAGGGGTAGAGATAAACACACAAGAATAAATTCTTGTGCTCCTGTATTCGAATCTGGTATGGTTTATGCACCCTTAGACGAACATTGGGCACAGGAAGTTATTGAAGAATGTGCTGCATTTCCTAATGGTCAGTTTGATGACTATGTAGACAGTATGACCCAAGCTGTGTTAAGATATCGGCAAGGTGGATTTGTTTCTACATATTCAGATGACTGGGATGACTCACCAATGAAATTAGAAAAAGAATATAAATATTATTAGGAGTAACTATGCCAAGAACTAAACTTAGACAAGGTCAAACTCAAACTTCAAAAGAAGAAGGCGGTTCTACTTCTAGAACTACAGCACAAATAGAAAAATATTACAGTGGTGGTAAAAGACCATTTACATACAAAAAAAATGATAGAGGCAAAGTTATTAAAGTAGAATTAAAAGGCGGAGGAATGTCTTCAGGCCAAGCAAAAATTGCAGCCAAAGCTCCACCACCAAATAAAATTGATGCAAAAGATTTCGCTGTTCTTCGAGCAGAAAAAGCAAAAGGCAGAGGCATGGGTTTACAAGATGAATCTATTCAACCAGGCAAAGTACAAAAAGCTGTGTTTGGTAAAATAATGAATAAAGTAAAAGGAGTTTTCGGTCTTAAGAAAAAAACTGCCCAAAGTGCTCCAGGTGGAACCGTAATAAGAAAAGCTGGTATGCCAATAGATATTGTGGCAGAAATTAAAAAAGCAAAAGGTTTACGAATGGGTGGTGTGATGAAAGCTAAAAGAGGAACAAGTGTTCTTTCAGAAAAAGCAACAAGTAAAACTTTTAGAGGTTATTCAAAACCATTCGAGGGTCCTACAAATAAAGGCAGAGTTTCAACAATCGTAGGTGTAAGACCAGGTGCTAAAATAAAAGGTCAAAGAAAAAAATTCAAAACATTAGAAGAGATGAGAAAAGCAAAAGGTTTTAAACCTGGAGAGTCTGCATCTGAATTTAATAAAAGAAGAATGGCTTTAAGTGTTGCTAAGAAAGCGGCAAAAGCAACTACTGTTGGTAAAATAGCTTTAGGTGTCGCTACCGCAGGAGTCGCTGCACAACAATACCTAAAAGGTAAAATGAAAAAGAAAAAAGATGTTAAGAAAAAAATGGGTGGTGGCATGATGATGCAAAGACCTATGGGTTACAAACACGGAACATCTGTTACAGCTAAATGCAAACTAGGTAGAAACAAACCTACTAAAATTACATAGGAGGGACAATGTCCCTGAAGGCATTACTTAGAGCTGGTAAGGAATTACTTAAGGCGAAAAAACCTTCAGCAACACCGACCACCGGACAACAACAAAGACAAATAACTTACGAACCAAAGCCGTCACAAGCACAGGGGCAAGAGTTAGCTGTTAGAGAATTAAAAAACCCACCAGTTGTTCTTAAAAAAACAAAACCCCTACAGATGGGTGATGACATGGCACCTGCGTTTGGTTCATCAACATATGACTGGGCTATGCGAATGGGTAGATCTAAGTACACTGCAGATGAGTGGCTAGATCATTTAACAACTACTAGAAAAGTAAACTTTAAAATATTTGGTAAACCTGCACAGAAAACTGTCCGTGAACAAAAAAGATTTAAATATGATCAAGGTCCGTTTGCCGGTAAGGAAGTTAATGTATCCAAAGAAGAATTATTCGATTCCAATTTAGCAGTATTCAATGAAGCAGGAGACCTAACAGGTGGCCTGTTATATGCAGCAAAGAAATTTGGCCTAAAGCTTGATGCTAATGAAGTAGGAGCAATGATCAAACTAAACCCTATCAATAGATTAAAACCAATTGAACTTGGTGTTAACAAAGGTGCACAAGAAGCATTTGAGGTTTCTGCTAAGAATGCAAGAAATACTCTTAGAGATTTACAAGTTAAATACAAAGATAATCTTTCTGTAAAAGAGGAGTTAGATCAACTGCAATACTTTTTAAAAGCTGATAGTGGTGTTCCAAGTAGAGGATCGATAAAAGATTTAAACATTGCATTAAAAAATTTAACAAAATCTGGAATGGTGGCTGCAGATGAAAAAAAAGCACTGAACAAAGTTATTGGTGATGTCAATAACAAAGTTGGACCAATGCAAGCTACAAAGACAAAATATGGAACTGAATCAAATTATACATTACAAGGAGGCAAAGATTATAGAGAAACTATCTTTACATTATCTGAAGATATTCCAACTAACGCAAAATTAAGAAATAGAGGTGGACACTTTGTAGATGAGATTGGTGATGTAAATAATATTTATCATATTAGATTCGATACAAGGTTTACACCAGAGGGTAAAAAAGTATTTATGATTAATGAAATACAATCTGATGTAAACCAGAGTATTGCAAAAAAAATGACTAAAGTCCAACAATTGTCGGGAGAGGCTAGACTTAACCCATTTAATGCTGAGATAGAATTAAATTTGCTTGTTGGCCAACGAGGTAAGATGCTTAAAGATTTGGATGATGCCCTTGCTAGAAATGAGTTTGGCAGAGTAAATTCAATTAGTGCTTCTATGAAAGATATTAATACAAAATTAAAAAGATTAACCAGTCAAAGAAATAGTTATAACGATACAAACAAAGATTACTTTCCTATGGTTGAAGCTGATTCTTATGGAGACCACGCTGTTAAATATTTAATGCAAAAAGCTGCGCGTGAGAATGTTGATTACATAGCCGTTGCCCCGTTTGACAAAGTAAGTTTCAGACAAGGGTACAAAGCGGGTAATGAAAGATTTTATGGTTACGCTAATGGTAAAGGTATTGGTAAAAAGGGTAAAGCAGTACTTCCAGATGTTATGGGTAAGAATGCAAGGTTCTATGGATCAAGCGCAGGACCAACAAAGATATCTTTATCAGATCCAACAAAACCTTACAAAAATGTTAGCTCAGATACATTTACATATCCAAAAGACCACCCGTTAAAAGGTAAACAAATTAAAAGTAGTTATCACAGTAATTCTGGTATGAATCCTGAAAAAGGAACTAAGAATATTCCAGCAGGGGATCCACGCTTGTATTTTGATGCATATGCTATTAAGGTAGTTCCACTAATGAGAAATACTCAAAAGACCTATAAGTCTAAAGGGGGACTTGTGGTGGATATGTTTAAACCAATAGGATACAATTAATCATGGCCATTGAAAAAAATAAAGAATCTTTGTTAGAAGAGGATAAAATAGAAGAGACTATTGTTGAACAACCAGACGGTTTACCTCCTGAAGTTTTAATTGAGGGAGAAGAAGAAATAGAAGAAGAACCAAATACTGATTTTAACGCTAATCTTGCAGAAGACATGGACGAAAGTACCCTTAAGGACATGGCTATGGAATTGATACAAGAATACAAAAAAGATAAAACTTCTAGAAAAGAATGGGAAGATGCTTACATCAAAGGTTTAGATTTATTAGGAACAAAATACCAAGAAGTATCAAGACCTTTTAAAGGAGCCTCTTCAGTTACTCACCCATTACTTGCGGAATCAGTTACACAATTCCAAGCACAGGCTTATAAAGAATTAGTTCCTTCCGATGGACCTGTAAGAACTCAAACAATTGGATTACAGACACCCCAGGTAGAGGCACAAGCGGATAGAGTAAAAGATTACATGAATTATCTTCTTATGGAAGAGATGGAAGACTACACAACTGACATGGATCAAATGTTATTTTATTTACCTTTATCAGGATCTACTTTTAAAAAAATTTACTACGACGAAATGCTTCAAAGACCAGTCTCTAAGTTTGTACCTGCAGAAGATTTAGTAGTCCCTTACTTTGCGTCTGATTTAAAAGATTGTGAAAGAATTTCACATGTAATAAAAATGACAAAAAACGAGCTCACAAAAAAAATGGCAGCTGGGTTTTACAGAGATATAGAATTAATAGAATCTAGTTCTGAACCTGATTCAGTTCAAAAAAAATTAAATGAATTGGAAGGTATTAAAGGCACAGGATCAGATTACTTACATAATATTTTAGAAATGCATGTAGATCTAAACTTAGATGACTTTGAAGATTTTGATGATAAAGCAAAAAAAATTAAAATACCGTACATTGTAACAATTGATGAAGGTGCTGGAGAAGTTTTATCTATTAAAAGAAATTACAGACCAAATGATACAACTTATCAAAGAATAGAATATTTTGTACATTATAAATTTTTACCAGGGTTAGGTTTCTATGGTTTTGGACTAACTCATATGATTGGAGGCTTATCATTAGCTGCAACACAATCTTTAAGACAATTAATTGATGCAGGGACTTTAAAAAATTTACCTGCTGGTTTTAAATCTAGAGGTATAAGAGTAAGGGACGATGACCAACCTATACAACCAGGTGAGTTTAGAGATGTCGACGCTCCTGGAGGCAATATTAGAGATCAATTCTTTAATTTACCTTTTTCAGAACCAAGTACAACTTTATATAATTTAATGGGTTTTGTTGTACAAGCAGGACAAAAGTTTGCAGGTGTCACTGATCAAAATGTTGGTAATGATATACAAAACAGAGCTGTTGGAACTACAATGGCACTAATGGAAAGAGGGTCACGAGTAATGAGTGGTGTTCACAAACGTTGTTACTACGCAATGAGATTAGAATTTAAAATACTTGCTAGGATTTGTGGAGAAAGTTTACCCGAATCTTATCCTTACGATGTTTATGGCGGACCAAGAGAAATTAAATCTGCAGATTTTGATAATAGAGTAGATATTTTACCAGTCGCTGATCCAAATATTATGTCAATGGCTCAAAGAGTTACGTTAGCGCAATCACAACTTCAAATTGCACAATCAAATCCTCAAATGCATAACTTACACGAAGCTTACAGACGTGTTTATGAAGCATTAGGTACAAAACAAATTGAGGCAATATTAAAACCAGCACCAAAACAACCTGAACCATTAGATCCAGCTAAAGAAAATGCAAGAGCATTGCAGATGAAACTGTTGGTAGCGTTTGAATTTCAGGATCACGATGCACATATAGCTGCCCACATGGCTTTTATGAGTTCAAGAATGGTACAAATTAATCCTCAGGTATATGCATTACTACAATCACATATTTCTGACCACATTTCATTTAAAGCTAAAGCACAAGTTAAACAAATGATTATGGAAAATCCTGAAATGGCACAGATGGCACAACAAGATCCCCAACAATTTGAAATTATGTTTGAAGCTGAGGTTGCAAAGGTTGCAGCACAAATAACTCAAGAGCTAGTACAAACTGAAAATGCAGCTAATGCAAACAAAGAAGATCCTTTAGTTAAACTTAAACAACAAGAGATAGATTTAAGAGCTATGGATCTACAAAGAAAAGCAGAAGAGACTAAATTTAGAGCAGATCAAGAAAACCAAAGAAATGCACAGAGGTTAGAATATGATTATGATAAACTTGCTCAACAAGATTCACAATCTGATGAAAGATTAGAAATAGCGAGACAAAAACTTGAGAAGAAATAACGAAAAAGGACTAAGTGGGGGAGTAAGATCTGGGCCACCGCCTAAGAGAGGACCCAACCCACAAGGAATTAACATAGTTAGGTCAAAACATGCTAAAAAGTTCTTACGAAAGCCTTCCAGAAAAGCATAAAATAATTTTTCTTGCAGGTTTATTTGATGGTGAAGGTAGTTTTGGAATTTGGTCTAAGGGTAAAGGAAGAAAAAAAGAATTTGCCTGCACTATCGAGATGATAGACAAAGATACTGTTCAAAAATTTAAAGATATGTTTGGTGGTCAGTTATTTCCTTGTAAAATTAGACAACCACATCACATTCCAACCTTCAGGTGGCGTATGAATGGGTATAGGGCTTTCAAAATTATTGATAAGATGATAGAGTTTATGTGTATTAGAAGACAGGAGAAATATAATGTGGTTAAGCGCGATAAAATTGGCGGCACAAGCAGGTACGCACATCTTCAAGAAGCGTCAGGAGACAAAAATGTTGATGGCGGATGCACAAATGATGCACGCAAGAAAGATGGCTCAGGGGCAGGAAGCTTACCAAGGAAAACTACTTGAGGCTAGACAATCGGACTGGAAGGACGAGGCAGTTTTAATAATTTTAAGTTTGCCCATCGCAATTTTGGCCTGGGCAGTCGTATCGGATGATCCGGGAGCGATGGACAAGGTAAAATTGTTCTTCGAGATGTTTTCAGAGCTTCCAAAATGGTTCACTAATTTATGGATCTTGGTCGTGGCTTCAATATATGGTATAAAGGGTACACAAATATTTAAAGGAGGAAAAAAATAATGACAAAATTATGTCCAAGAGGAAAAGCAGCAGCGAAAAGAAAATTTAGCGTTTATCCTTCAGCATATGCTAATGCATATGCTTCAAAAATTTGTGCAGGAAAAATTAAAGATCCATCAGGTAAGAAAAGAAAAGATTTCAAAGGACCTAAGCCATCAGGAGCTAAAGTTGGTATGGCTGTTACTGCAGGCTCAAGATCAGGCATGGGTAGATTAGAAAAATCAGGATTATTGAAAGCTAGAGTTGGTAAATCTATTTCAAGACGTGCTCGAGAAATGCAATTAAAAAAAAAACAAAACCCTTATTCTGAATATAATAGAAAAGGTAAATTAAAATATACAGCAGCCAACAAAGGCGCTGAAATAAAAATTAATAAAGTTGTTAAAGGTTTAAAAAAAGCTTCTAAATTACATGCTGGACAAGCAAAAACATTACAGACAATCAAAGCAAAAGAAGGAGTAATTATGGAAAACCCATATAGATTTTATGATAGAGAAAAAAATTCAAAGAATAGAGGTGTGACTAGACAAAATTCTAGAGGTAAAATTAAAGGATCACGACCAAGAGTGGATTTATCACCTAAAGACAACCGGCCTCGTATCAAAAAAAAAGTAAATTATGATAATACTTTTAAAGAAGGTGGAATGGCTAGGGGTGGTGGAGCTGCTATTAGAGGGACTAAGTTTCAAGGCGTTTTCTAATGTACAAACGCGGCACTTGTTGGGAAGGTTATGTTCAAGCAGGTATGAAGAAAAAAGGGAACAAAATGGTTCCTAATTGTGTGCCTTCAGGTTCAAAAAAAATGGCTCAAGGTGGCCTAACAAAATGGTTCAAAGAAAAATGGGTAGATATTGGAGCAAAGAAAAAAGGTGGCAAATTTCAAGAATGTGGCAGAAAATCTGCCAGTGGTTCAAGTCGGAAGTATCCGAAGTGCGTTCCACTTGCAAAAGCCACAGCGATGACAAAGTCGCAAAAGGCGAGTGCTGTCGCGAGAAAGCGCCAAGCCCAAAACACTGGCCCTAAACCAACAAACGTAAGGACTTAAAATGTGGAATTGGATTAAAAAATTATTTAGACCTTGGAACTTAAGTAAAGTTTCACCTGATATAAAATCAGTAGAGCCAAGAATTTCAACTGTTGGGTTAACCAAAGGTGATATTAAAAAACTAAGAGGCCAAGGAAAAAAATTAGACATTGATAATTAGTTTAAATACTATATAAAAAACTAATGACAATTAGAGGTGATAGCTCAGAGTACGAGCTACTTAAAAAATGGTGCGAAGAATTACCTTTCTACAAAAAACCAGAAATAGTTACCAGTTGTGAAATAGGTATTAGAGAAGGCCTAGGTTCAAAAATCATAATGCTTGGCATTAGAGCGAGAATAGGAGGCATTCCTTACAAACACATTGGAATTGACCCCTACAATAATTTAAAATACCAACATTACGATAGTACAATAGAAAGCACCGCAGATTATACAAATGAAATGAGAGATCAAATGAAAGAGGATTTTTCAGACCACCCGGAGTTTATGTTCTTAAATATTAAAGATACTGAATACATGAAAAAGTATTCAAATGAAGATATTGTATTTGATTTTGTTCATTTTGATGGTCCTCATATGACAAAAGATGTTCTTAGAGAAGCTATTTACTTTGCTGATAAATCAAGAAAGGGAACAAGATTTGTCTTCGATGATTACACAAAATATAAAATTAATGACGTAGCAAAATTGTTAGAATATTGGAATTTTAAAATAATTGATACTGGTTCAAACAAAATTTGTTTTCAAAAAATATAATGGATATAGACACAATTTCACTAGTTCAAAGGACAATTAAAAAAACACTTCTTTCGTTAAAAGATCACGCTATATATGGTGTTGACACCATAGAGAAACTACAATATGTTAGGGGTCAAATCAGATCTCTTGAAGATCTGCAACAGGATCTAAAAGACCTGCTGATAACAACGGAAGATAAATATGAACAAGTCCACGGAGACACCGAAACGGACTGAAGCGCTACTCAATGCTTACAAAGCAAAAGAGGAAGTCGAAACAGTCCTTGATCCTAAAGCGATCGAAAAAACAACCTTAGATAAATTACCAACACCCACAGGTTACAGAATTTTAGTATTGCCCTATGCAGGACCTAAAAAAACTAAAGGTGGAATTCTTTTATCTGATACAACACAAGAAACGATACAGATGACAACAGTCTGTGGTCTTGTGCTAAAAATGGGAGATCTTTGTTATCACGACAAAGATAAATTCTCAAAAGGGCCTTGGTGCAAACTAAATGATTGGGTAATCTTTAGTAGGTATTCAGGTTCAAGATTCAAAATAGATGGTGGTGAAGTAAGAGTTTTAAATGACGATGAAGTCATCTCTACAATAAAAGACCCAGCAGATATTTTGCACCATTATTAAAGGAAGGATTACAATGGCTGAAATACAAGAAAAAAATCCATCAGTTGAATTAGATACTGACGGTATCAACGACCAAACGATTGAAGTAGAAACTCCTAGTGAGTCTACAACGCCTTTTGAAAAAAAAGAGGATGTTGATTTAGGTTACACAGATGTATCAAAAGAAAAAAGAACTTATGATAAAGAAAAAGATCATAGCACTGATATATCTTATGAAAATGAAAGAGAAACTAAGTTAGAAGAAAAACCGAAGTTTGAACAAAAAGAAGAAGATGAATCTGGACTTCAGGACTATTCCGACAAGGTTCAAAAAAGAATAAAAAAACTAACCTTTCAAGCTAAAGAAGCTGAACGAAGAGAAAGAGCAGCTTATGAATATGCTAAAGGTTTAAAAAGTCAGTATGAAAGTGCCGAAAAGAAATTTCAGGAAACTGATACTAACTATCTCAAAGAATATGATGCTAGAATTGAAGCTGAGCGAGAAAAAGCAAAATCATCTTTGAAACTAGCTTTTGAATCTCAAGACGCTGATGCTATTTTAGAGGCCCAGGACAACCTTACTAAATTAGCTGTTGAGAAAGAAAAAGTTTCTATGACTCTTGCAGAAAAAGAGACTAGAAAAAAAGAAGTTGAATCAGAAATCGTTAATAAACCTGAACAAAATGCTCAACCACCAATTAGTCAAAAAGCTCAAAGATGGGCTGAAGACAATGATTGGTTTGGTTCGGACAGAGTTCTAACTTCTGCTGCTATGGGAATACATGAAGACCTTTTGCAGGAGGGAATTGACGCGGAGACTGAGGACTACTATAATCAAATCAACAAACGTA